AAAGGCTGGTCTTGCTTGGTGACGTATGTGAGGGACTCGTAAGATACCCTCTTAGGGTAGTACACCGTTGATCGCATAAGAGAGCCGTAATGAAACACTAGCTCCGGATCATACTCACTGGCGTCCGCGTCACCGATTCTCACATCCTCGATATTTAGATTGCCCATCCCGAAGTCATAGACGGTCGTGATGATTGAGTCTGTCCCTGCGTTCTCAATGAGCGGGTTTGCAGCAATCGAGGGGAACATCCGATGACGACCGTAGACTCTCGCCGATGGCTGATACTTGCGTCCTTGGTTTGACTGACCGCCAAAGACGAACGTATTCGCCTCGGCTGCATCTGCCGGTCCCGCTGTGGGTCGATTGTCTGATATCGACTTGACTGAGAGAGATGGAGGACGAATCAAGGCATTCATCGCCATACTTCCGACCATCGTAATGGCCGCCGATGCAGCCATTACCCAGCCAGATGAACCTGCGGCGGCCGCTGCTGCCCATCCTGCTGATCCCGCACCAAAACCAGCGATGGCCGGAGCAGCCCACCATGCGAATGCAGCAATAGCAATCATTGCAATCGCACCAAGTATGGATTTCCCGCCCCTGCCGCCGCCCTGGGGAACGACACAGATTGCCAAGTTGTCTGCGTCCTTGGTGATGCACTCCCAATCGCTGATCACCGAGCCGTGATTCAGCACCACGATGTTCGGGAGTGCTTGCTCTGGTATTTCAGCCAGGTCAATAATCTGCTGAATGCTTGAACCTGGTGGGATCGTCAGGTGGACGGCATCCTCAAATATCCGATGCTTAACCTTGACTGAGTTTAAATTTTCCATCTATAAGCACCGTCGAATCGTTTAGCCCACGACAGAGAGTCCAGCCTTTCAATGCAGGAATCTCGTTTTGGAAATGAATGTAAGAACTCGCCGTCACCCAGGCTGAGTCCGCAATGGATAGGTAGACCCTGAACGCGAAAGAGAAGAACGTCACCATATTCTGGCGAATCGATTCTCTTCCACACAGGCTCCACCCGACTACCAGCCACGACCTCTGCCACATACTTCGCGCCATCTGGTGTGCTGGTTGTGTACTCTGGCAAGTCAATGCCGAACTCGCGCCGGTAAAACAGACACAGCAAGCCCCAGCAGTCGACGCAGTCCTCAGACCGCGCCCTGTCTTTGTATGGGATGCCGATGTAATCGGCGAGGTTTGCTGTCAGTCTCATCAGTAAAAAAGCGCCGGAAATGCAACAGGGTCAACTCTCTCGGACGGAAACTTCCTCGCCCAAATTGAGGCAACCTCCAAAACACCTGTAATCGTCATTGCGTCATAATTGACGTTTCGCAAGCGCAAGAAATTCAAATCCTTTTCGACCAGGTCAGGGAAATCAGAAGTAACCAGTTGAAGTCTGATGTTTGGTGCTTCCTCTAGTTCCCTGATCGCATTCGTTAGCGATTGATCTACGTTGTCAATACTTAGCTGGATGCTCGGTATCTTGTCGCCTGTGTCCATTGGTAGCGTTGTGCTGAACGGATAAGGCTGATAAGTGATGCCATTGCTAGTCACTGGCTGTGTGTTGTTGACTAAATAGATCGGCGGCGTTCCACTCGGCGGCTCAATAGTCAGCAGAAAAAAGAATGCTGTATTAGTCGCCGAGGCGTTAATTGCCGGGGTGTTTGATGGGTGCAATGCCATTACAAGTCTGCCCAGGTCGGAAGCTGTTCAAACTTCATCGTTGCCGTGAATGCGTTCTTGTCGATGAAGGAGATCGAGGGCGGCGCAGCAAAACGAGCAACAATCTCTTGGCCATCCTCCGGCCGCTTGATGCGTGTCGGCACGACCCCAGCTTGCGAGTCGATAAAATACCAATTGACAAGGTCGTCGTAGTACTTGGCATCGAGCGTGACGGTCGCATCGATCATCGTCATCTTGCCTGTTGTTCTGCGCCGAACCTTGATATATCCAGAGGCTTCCATGTCGGAGCGGATAGTGTTGGCCGCAAACGTTTCTGTCCATTGGGCCATGCAGCCATCAAGTGCCGCCGGTCGATCTGCCACATAAATACTCATTTAGACATACTCCCATCGAAGTTTGTTTGTTTGCATTCGCTTACCTTGGCAACATAAAGTGATCTTTGAAGGTAAACATCCCGTCTGCCTTCCGGCTTCCGTGGCGGATTCGTATTCAATCTCAGTGTCGACACATTTGACTTTGCGCTTTCGTGCATTTTGCATTTCCGCAGTTTTGCAAAACCCTAAATTCCAACCATCAGGAATAGGATTGTTTTCATCATGCCTTTTATGAATTCCGTCTTTGTTAATCCAAACAAATGTGGATCCATAACATCCATTCAGTGTTCCTGGACGAGCACTTTTTTTCTTAAACTCATCAATGAATTCAGCGGACTTACCCTCAAGTGGATTTTTTTTCCAGCAACCGTTTTTTTCTCCATACATTGGAGTGACTGCACCACCTACTCGCTCACCTTTTCGTGAGCGGCCGAACATTGGATTTTTTTCTCCATGACTAGCAAACTTTTTTCGTAATTCAGGATCCTTTGCCCTTTCTTTACATTTCTCTGCCCACTCTTTGCCATAGGATCCCAGGCCTTGTGATGCCGGCAAAATGTTGTATCCAGAATTTACTGAGTCATAAGACTTAATAAATTCTGCCTCTAACAAGTGCAGATCCGAATAATCTTGTGAAATGCAAACATATACAGGTTCAAAGATAAAAGAATCTTTTCCGTATTTTTTAAAAGCCGCTTGTAGCTTTGATTTGTATTTGGGAGCAGTGTCTTTGAAGTGATCATATCGGCGTTGATCGATGTTTGTACTCATCCCGATGTAAACCTTGCCATTCACACTGTTAGTTATTCGGTAAATACCGGCAACCATTTTTCTCTCCAAACAAAATGTGTTATCTTGTATTACATTATACACACATTTTATATTTGTTGTATTATTTAGAGAATTTAAGGGAGTATTTAAATGGCCGGTAAACCGCAAGGCGACATTGAAATGGACGCCACTATCAATTTCAGAATTAGCCAAAGGCTTAAAGACATGGCTGAAAAGGCTGCCAAGTCCGACAGGCGAACCCTTGCTCAGTGGATAAGACTGATTATCGAAAAGGAACTTTCGCGCAAGCATTAAGCCCCCATCCTAGATAAACCGTAAGCGCCCTTGAAGGCCCTGTCGTATGAGCCGTTCGCAATGCCGTCCTTGACCTTGCGCTCGATGTATACGTCGATCTGCTTTGTGCCGTCGCTGCTTGTTGATGATTCTGTTTTGACCTCAACTCCAGCGTTGTTGTAGACGTTGACGTTGACGGGCGAGGCCTGAACGCCCAGGTCACCTGATGCTGTGCGTTTGAGTGGGACGATTGCCTCGGGTCCAGACCCTTCACCCAAAACACCAATGTTGCCGCCAAACGTGCCACCTTTAGCGAACTTGAATAAAGTCGGCTGAGAGTAGACGCCTTGCGCCAGCCCTGTGCCACCAGAAAAAGAGCCACCGGCCGCAAACGCCCTGGTAGAAAACCCACCCTCCCAGCCCACCTCACCACCGCTGCTGAATCCACCAATGAATCCTTTGATGCTGTCGATGATGGGTTTCATAATGAGCAGCTGGACGACGATTTTTGCAATATCTTTTATGACTGAAGTCGCAAAGTCTGTAAATGACAATTCAGCCTGTCCAATGTTGTCGATGAAAGAGTTCACCGCATTGTTTGCGTTGTTGGCAATTGCTTGCTCTATACCGTCTCCGAGCTTTTTAAATTGATCGGCAGTCTCGTCTGTCTTACCTTTGAGCTTGTCCATCATGTCAATGAGAATCTGTGCGCCTTCTGTATCTCCTTGCTCAAATGCGAAAGCAATTGCTGTGCCGAGATATTCCATTTTCTCTGCGGTCAGCGTTGCTTCTTCTTTTATCTTTTGAACCTGTAATTCAATCTCAGCGCCGACATTACCTTTAGCCGTTTCCTCGTTCAATTTCTTATAGGCGTCTGACATCACCTTGAATGCGCTAGAACCTTCCTCGCCGCTATCCTTTAATTGGGTGAGAGCCTCGGAAAGAATTCTCATCTTTTCTGGAATTGAGTCTAATTCGTCGGCTGATTTTTTAAGACCATCAAGCCACTTCTCAAGATCAGACTTCTCGCCCTTTCCGCCACCGCCTGCTCCACCGCCTGCTCCTCCTCTTAGGGGCTTATTCAGTTCATCAAGCGGCTCTTTAACTCGCTCTCGAACTCTTTTAATTGTTTCTAGCAGTTTGTTGCCCGCTGTCTCGACCGGCTCAGATGCAAAAGCGTCTTGGAAGCGTTTAACAAGATTTGCCGGACCGTCACCGGTTGGATCAAGCCTGATACTCGCCAAATCTTTGGCTGTTCCCGCCAAAAAGGCAATACCGCGACCAAATGAAGCCAAGGCATCTATTGCAACAATCGTCGACTCTGCAATGTCGAGCATTGCTTCGCCAATACCTTCGCCAACTGTTTTCCATGTATCGCCGACTTTTACGGAACTGGTAAGTTCATCGGTGAGCGCAGAAAGAACAGGAAGCAATCCAGTGCTGATCTGAATGAATACTCCATTCAGCGCCGTCCTGAGCTCCGACATCTTATCGTTGAAGAGTTCAGCTTGCTTTGCCGCCACGCCATCAAAAACGATACCAAGTTCTTTGGCTCGGGCTGTCAGTTCCTCAATCGATTTTGAGCCGCCATTTAAAAGCGGGATTAGGTCAGCTCCAGCTTTCCCGAATATGGCCATCGCTGTGGCCGTCTTTTGTACTCCATCTGGAATACTTTCAAATCCGTCAGCGATTTTGCCTAATGCCGTCGTTGTATCGTCGCCAACTAGGACACCGAATTTCTTTAGTGATTGCGCTCCTGCATCTGTTGCGGTGTCAAAATCAAATAAATTCTGGTTAAGTTTTTTCAAGCCAGTCTGAAGAGATTCAAACGCTACGCCAGATTGTTCAGCGGCAAACTTTAGACCAGAGAGCGACTCGACACTTACGCCAATCTTTTGCGCCGCCTTGCTCATCTCGTCCATCTCGTCGATGGCTTTACCGATTGCGTCCGTAAATGACTTGATGCCAACAACGACAGTTCCGACTGCGAATGCGCCCTTGAGGGCTGTGCCTAGTTTTGCAAACCTCTGATCAATGCTTGTCGCCGATCCTGCAATCTTTTCTAACTGTTTGATCGCCGACGCACCATCGACCGATATCTTGTAGACTCTTTCGTTTATATTGGTCGCCATGATCAGCGTCTCCTTTTAGGCCAGACGATCAAATAAACGATCCCCGGCGATACATTTGTGCCAACTTTGTATCTTTTAGATACGCCGTTCTTGACGTTGAAATCTTTATATAGACCGAGCCTGGCAATCTTTCTGGCCGCGACTTCCATATACCCCATCCGGGCTGTGACCTTCCCTTTCTTGGTGCTGATCTTCATCGTCACCTTGGACGACTTCCAGAGAACCTTCTCGACGACCGTTGCATACGGCACAGAGGTCGGCATCAGCATCAAATACTCACCAGGGCCGAGTAATGGCGACTCACTCTCATCAACCGGCGAGAGTTTGCCTTTACGCGCCGAACCCTTACGAAGAAACCAGCTCCAGCTCCCTGAAGTATCAGAGAGCTTTCCCGTGTTTGCGGTCGTATATTTATTGATTGAGGCAGCCAGCTCAAAC